TTGTTGGAGCACGCCTGACATCACCCGCTCGGCGATGATCGATCCCCGCACACCGGGAACCTGGTCGTGTAGTTGCGTTGCGTTACTTGGCGAGACGAGACGAAGCCCACAGGAGGACGTCGTCGTTCATCGCTTCATCCAACGCTGGTGCTTCGAACAGCGGCACATCGACCACTGCGAGCCCTGACTGATCCTCACGAACAGCCAGCACCTTGGCTCCCACAAAGGTGGGTGACTCGACCATCCCGAGATGATCGAGGAACGCCCTGACAACACGACGGGTCATAGCCCGCCGGTTCACAGTCACATCGGAAGGCGTCTTCACGTAGTAGCCGACCGACGCCGAAATCATGTCGTCCGCCGCCAGCTCGAGGGTGTCATCCCCGCGCGGCGTGTTCGCAATCTTGAGGCGGGCGATCAGGCCTTCATCGGCGAACGGGTCCAAGGAGACGGCACGGCCCACCGTGTCGCCCTTGACATGCTCCCGATTGACCCTGATGCGGCCTGCGTGATCCTGGATGCCGTCAAAGGCGCCACGTTGGAACGATTCCCGCCAGATGTCGCCATGCCACGACACGTCGCCCTCCTGATCCCAGGGGACGGCGATCAGGTCGATGATGCGCTGCCGCTGGTTGACGTCGGCGATGACAGAGTCGTTGCGGACCAGGATTTCGACGTCGTGGGGCGTCATGTGCTCACACTTTCGTCGTAGGGCGCGGGAGTGCCGCCGGTGATCGCCGCGGCCGGGGCGTGACCGGTCAGACGCTCAGCCATCCGAACCTCCTCCACCGACATGATCCCCGCACCAACGAGCTGCACGTACGCCTGTGCTCGCACCTCGAACGACGGACGGGTGTACTCGTCACGGTTCAACTCGACGCACTGCAAGGCCGGCAGCGCCCACCAGGACAGGTCCGCCATCACCGCAGCCGCCGCCGTGTGCAGGAACGAGCGGTCATGGAACTCGAACACCTGGGAGACGTTGCTGTAAACCATGCTGTTGCCGGTCGACAGACCCATGATGAACGGTGGGACACCCAACAGAATGGCGATGCGGCCCTCGGTGAACTCGGAAACCTCCATCATGGCCATGTCCTTCGGAGACATCGCCATGTGCGTCACGAGCTTCAGGTTTGAATCAAGTACCGGCGGCGCGCCAGGGTTGGCAGCACGGTTCGTCACCCACGCCTCGAGCAGATCCTGAGCGTCGCCGTCCTCGAGCACCTGGTCGGTCTCCAGCGTGTAGTACGGGACACCACCCGTTGTGGCCACCTCACGGACGTACTTGGCGAGGATGCCGGCGGTCAGCATGCGGCCACCGGCCGCCTCCAGGGCGCCGACACCCCGCGCGCCGTCAGTCGTCGACTTGTAGCGGATGTGGAGCACCTCGTCGGTGATGTCCGGACCGGACAGGCCACCGAGGTGGTAGACGCGGACGCCGCCCTTCATCTCGACATGCACCATCCACGGCGGCACAACACGGAACGTCAACGGATACCCGTCGAACCCGCGGGCCACCGGCAGCACAAACGCCTCACCGAGCTGCCAATCCCAAAACAGCTGCTTCGCAAACTCGTGCCACGAGCTGTAGATCGACGAGTCCGGGTTCGTCATCCACGTAGCTGGCGGGATCACCTCACCCTGCCGGGTGCGGTACACCGGCATGGTGGACAGCACCCTCGAGTTGAGGTCGAGGCAGGCCCACGCGATGTCGACCAGCTCGTTGAACTTGGACCCGAAATCCCACGCCGGGACGTTCCATGAGGCAGGCCACCCGTCCCAACCCGACGGCAACGGGAACGGCAACGAACGAGTCGTCGTCTCGCCCGAGGTGTCAAAGATGACGCCGTTGGGGTCGCCGCCGGTGTAGTCAGCGCCACCGACAGTGGGCGGCGTGGAAGGACCGTTGGCGTTCGGCTTGGTACCGGCACCGGTGCTCCAGAGGCGCGACCAGAAACTCATCGAACCTCCTACGGGTTAGGGCAGCAGCCGTTCCCATTCCTCGTCATCGGACTCAGCCAGAGACGCCGGGGTGCCCGCACAATCAGGGCTACGCACAACGTCGGCGTCGCTGGTGTAGATCGGCAGCCAGTCAGGATCAAGGTCGCGACCCAAGGTCTGCTCCCACGACGTGAACCTGGCGCCCTGACCCTTCTTCGGAGGCGGACCCGGCCTCGACCGTCCAAGCTGGGCAGCAGTCAGCGAGGCCACGTAGCCGCAGTGAAGTTCCCTCACCGTCGGAACATCACTCACCGCAACGTGTGAATGCGGGGACGGCGAGTCGGCGCCGGCGGCAACGGAGCCGCCAACGACAGAGCCATGATCGGCGTCACATCAGTCTTCGGGGACCGCCGGGACCAACACCAGGCGTCACCCACCGAACGCCGAGTCACCGCCGCTGCCGCCGCATCCAACCGGCCATCAACCCGGATGTGGAGCCTGCCTTCCACCAGAGCGTCGTAGAAGGCCCCACAAGCCCTCACAACGTCCCGACTGGACAGGACCTCCACATCGAGCCTTGAACGGTCCAGATCGGACAGGAGAGCCGCTGCAGGCCCGGCGCCATCCAGGCGGATCGTCCCGCCATGGCGACCCTTCAGATCGGCCAGCTTCGCCACCACCCAATCGACGCCACGCTCCGACGCCACCAACTCGAGCACCCCGCCGCCACACGCCACGATCGACGACCGCTCCCGATCCGGATGCACCTCCACAGCGAAAACAAGGTCACCCGATGGCTTCAACCGGTCCGTAGCCGCCGCCTGCCACACCGCAGCCGGGATCACCCGCTCCTCCGCCGCGGTCCACTGGTTCCCGTAGGCACGACGCCAACCGTTGTCGGTCATCGTCCGACGCTCATGAGCGATCGCCGCCTCAGTCACCGTCCAGCCCAACGCCGGCATGTGTTCCCACCACACCTCAGGGTCGTCACAATCGGCGTCATCCGGGATGCTGTACTCCACGTAGCAGATCCCGGACGTGTCACCACGCTCCGCCGCCAGGCGGCCAGCCTCGATCTTGCGTCGAAGGAAGAACGAGGCTTCCGTCCCAGCCGTCGACGTGTTCCACGTCTGAGCATCGAACACCGTGATCATCCCTGGCGACAGAGCCTGCTCCCGCCGGTCATCCTTGTCAGCGAACGACTCATCGATGATCGCCAGACCGGTCTCCGTCGCACCGTGCCCGGCATCCTCCGCCGACCCGATCATCCGGATCGTCGACCCCGTCGCCCAGTTCGCACCCTCGAACGGGCCGACACCGCGGTACACCTTGCCGCGCGGTGGCGACACGAACTTCTCGAACACCTTCGACCGCTCATACAGCGGGATGATGTCCGCGAACAGCTTCGCTCGGGCGGCCTGGCCGTCCTGCGCCGTGTAGATCACACGTTGCGGCTGGGCCCGCCACGCCGTACAGCGGTGAGCGATCAACGCCGCCGCCAGCGTCGTCTTCCCAGACTGACGCATGACGGAGACGATGACCTCCCGATACGCCGGCACGATGATGCCGTCGACCAGGTCGTACTCGAGGCCGATGTCCCACGCCTCCCGCTGCCAAGGCATCCCCCGCTTGCCGAGCGCCTGAGCCGCCTTCGCGACCTCGCCGCCCAGGGTGGGCCGGTCACTCCTCGGGGTCGACCACCTCGGCGTCGCCTTGGAGCGCCTCGACGAGTTCGGCGACCTCGTCATACTCGACCTCCGGACCGGTACCCCGCAACTCACGCAACGCCGCCTGATACTGACCCCACAAGCGGGCATCGGTCTGGTTCGCATCCACGACAGCCGCCAGGCTGAGCACCGACTGCACCAGCGCCTCATCGATGTTCTCGAGGCGGCCGGCGTCACGCATCGCGACCACCATCACCGACGCCGCAGCCAAGTTGTCTTTCGCAACGTTATCGTTCGCAACGGTACGGGTCTTGGCGCTCACGAACCCTGGCACCGTTCAAACACAAATCGGCTGGCGTAGTGCTGCGAAGAGGTGGCCCCCCACCGGAAAAACCCGTTCGTGACTACAATCATTCGCAACCGCAATCGTTCGTGTTGACAATCAACTAATCGGATGAGATGGGGGTGGGGGTGGGGGTGGGGGTGGCACCCCGGGGGT